CTTGTAAAACATTTGGCCTCTCTTCTCTCGACTCCTTAGCTCTGAACACTGATTATGCCACATATGCTCGCCTCGCCTTGGAAGATGTTGACATCGACCACCTCATGCCTTCCGCTAACACTACTATGGAATCCTACTTACTAGACAATGAAATCGGCCGCCAAGTCCGCGAGTTCAAACACGACGACTCCCACACTGCGGTCCGCCTCCTTTCTGACATGCTCACCACCCATGCACACTATGCTCCTGAATACACTATATCCGACGAATGGGCTGTGTACGACATCCTATCTATAGCTCTCCGCTCCCCCCCCTGCGCCGAGGAGTCGTCTAGCTCCCGCACCGCCCGTGCTGTTGCTGCTGCTGCAATCAAGATGCAGCTCCCCGGCCAAAAGATCTCCAATGCTCTGTTCACCGCCACGGCCACCCGCTCCAAGTTCTCCCGCGGCATCTCCTCCACTTGCAGCAATGCCCTCGAGTGGGGAAAGCTCATGGACCACCTCCAGTACCGAGCTCACCCCATGTGGGTCAAGTATGGCCGGCTCTGGGCGTCTGGCAGGCGATTCCTCAAGCGCCGCATCGTCCAGCTCGTCGAGCACCAGGAGACACTGGACCCCTGGGAGCGTCACGCTTGCTCGCCTTCCGGCATTGACATCCCGTTCGAACGAGTCGCTGCGTACAACTATGCAGGTTCCCTTGTGGTCTATATCGGCCCCGCATGCTATGTGCTCGATCGCTCGGCAGTCAGCAACCTCCGCACCGCTTTCACATCAATCGCCAATGCGGACATCGCATTCCGCGACTACCGCCTCACCGGGGACGCGAATGCGCCGGACATGTACGAGCCCTTCCTCGGCAGCATCGCCAGGATAGCCGCAATGCTAGCCGAGTACAAGAGCGCACGGTTCGTTGCCCGCCACATGCACCTTGCCTACACCCGCTGGCAAAATGTGGTCGGTGAGGAGTCTGCGAGAATCACATGCGAATACATGGAGCGCGATGAGAGTTTAAAAACCGACATGGTCGGTGTATACCCGTCCAACACAGAATGGTACGATTACGTCATGTCTCTAGCTATCCCTGACCGCGCCCGGGCTGAAATATTTAAGCTGTACCACCTTGTCCCCCCGCCCGACATAGACCCTGACCTCCTGCATTCCGAAATCATCTCCAAAACTTCTGTAACCAACCCTTACGATCCTATCGCTATCTCCGACTTCATCAAGTTCTCTGCCGCCTACGACCTTGTCCGCTACTTGTCGAAGAACCACCGCCTCCCCCGTGTCCACACAACCTCTGACAAGCCTTGGTTTGACAGCGCATGGGCCAAGTCCAGCCTCCGCGGGAAGCTCACCATGCCACCTGAAGCTGAGTGGGGCGACGTCCGCATATATCGCGAATTCCCTTTCCACTTCTCCGGCGACTTCCACCAGTTCTCCGCCAAGGACTCCACCCGTGTGGTCGCTGACCTCCACCAGTACATGGACCGCGCTGCCAGCCGAGGCATGGGGATGTTCGAATCCAATGAGCTCCTATCTGCCCTCTTCAATGGCGCCACCCTCAGCAACGGCGAGTCCATGTCCGACTGGAGGGACCGCGTCTACAGGCGTGACCTCCGGGACGACGACGACATTATTGCGGCCGAAGCAGGCAAGTCTGAGAATACCAAACCCGGGAAGAAAGTGCGCGAAACCTTGTCCGCGTGCGACACACTGCGCGAGATCCTCTCCGAAGTCGACCACTCCCTCCGCCCACTCGCAGACATGACCCCTGGCACCTCCATCCTCGTCGACGCTATCCGACACAAGAAGAAATTCTACGCGATGGCAGAAGCCCTCTCCCTCTCCGCTGGCAAGACTTCCTTCGCAACAAGCACTGACATCACAGGCTGGTCTCCCAATATGCCCCGCGCAATGTTCCATGCATGGCAGGACTACGCGCTCCACACCACTGAGTGCCCAGAGCCTGCTGCCATCAAGGACCTGTGGGACAGACTGACCCTCTTTGTCGACAGGCGTGGCCTGAAGAAGAGCGCACCGTGCCCAGAGGGGAATATCCAGGGCTGGCCTGCAACTTCTGACACCACTATGCACGCACACATCCTGATATACTGGGCGTATAGGCTCCGCAAGGAGGGGATCCTCAGTGAGAAGGAGGCAGCCTACACCATCTGCCTGATCGATGATGCTGGCACTACTGTCGTCCTGGATGGCACAGCGGAGGAAGCTCGAGAGAAAGCCAAGCGCGCCAAACAGCTCCTTGTGGACATCTACGCATCTCTCGGGTTTGTCATGGACACTGTCAAGAGCTTCTTCTCGAGCATCAAGTTCGTGTACCTCAACGAGCTGTACATCGATGGCTCACAGGTCGCGCACTCCACCAAAACCTTCATGCGGATCGACAAGGACCACACTCGTAGACTCTCCAGCATATCTGATGACGCAGACACTATCCTCGGCACAGTCGCAGCAGCCGTTCAGCAGGGTTCTGATCCCATCGTCACCTACTGGGTCGGCTTGTGGCGCATACTCCAACTTGTTTACAGGGCCGTCCCGGAGTTTGCTGACCTCGACTACTCCACCCAGGCTCTTGTCCTCCTCACCCCTGTTGGCCTCAACGGTGTCGGGGTCCGCCAGATCACCGCAGTCCTGTCCACAGGTGCCCAGGATTCACTCACCTGGTACCTCGAGATGCTCCTCCCCATGGCTGACCGGAAGGTAGGGTCTGTCATCGCAGCCATCATCTCCCAGCCAGCCGGTGAAGCCAGCGCGATCGGCGCATTCCGAGCCCCATTCTCCTACTCTGTTGAAAACCATGTCAGCGCGAGTAACGCCATCCGCCGCGCTTTCCGTGAGGCCGCACGTGAGAACGGGCTAGCTGAGCCTTTCGCCTCGCTCGACCAAATCGAGAAGTCTGAAGCCTACCACTCCGCGGTTGATGGTGTGCTCAAGTGTGGCCTCTATGAAGCAGCAGTCCTCGAAGAGGTTGCCGGCGCCATGCCTGACTCGTTCATTGAAGAAGCGATGGGGCGGGTTGACAGGTCAGAAATCGTCGCGCACCTCGTCGGAGCAAAGCAGATAGGCTCACTCCGCCGCCATGTTCATTCCTGTGACCGCACTAACCTCACCACTCTGATCGATGTTATCAAGCTCGCAGACCGCCGCGAGACTGCCGCTGCTGATGCCCTGTTCACCTCTGGCTCCTTCGCCACCGCCGCCGCCATGCGATCAAGGTACCTCGGCGAGTACACAATCCTCAACCACACATACCCTTCCCCGTTCGCCATGTGGGCATTCCACGGCCCCATCCCACTCGACTCCCAAGCCCACGCAGGCTTCACTGTCACTACGTTCGACTCTCGCCGCCTCCGCACCACCATTGGCTCCTCAGGACCCAACATGTATGACTCACGC